GGGCGGTAATTTTATTGGTGGCGGCTTTGGCGGTGGCGGTGGCGGCGGTGCTGGTGCGGCTGGCGTAGGAAACGGAACTAGACCTGATGGCGGTGTAGGAGCATCTTCTTCAATTACTGGAACATCTACATTTTATGCTGGTGGCGGTGGAGGTGGAACTGAATCTACATCAGGTGGTGTTGGTGGTTCAGGCGGCGGTGGAAATGGATCAACTGGTGCTGGAAGTGCCGCTACTGCAAATACTGGTGGTGGCGGTGGCGGTGGCGGTTTTAATGGAAGTGGTAATGCTGGTGCTGGAGGCGGTTCAGGAATTGTAATATTGTCTATGGCAACTGCTAATTACACAGGCACAACTACTGGTAGCCCAACAGTTTCCACTTCAGGTGCAAACACTATCCTTGTATACAATTCTAGCGGCACTTATACAGCTTAAATGGAGAAATAAATGAGTCATTTTGCAAAAGTAGTAGATGGAAAAGTAACGCAAGTTATCGTTGCTGAACCTGATTTCTTTACAACATTTGTTGATTCAAGCCCTGGGTCTTGGATTCAAACCAGTTACAACACTATTGGCGGTCAGCATACCCAAGGCGGTACTCCATTGAGAGGTAACTATGCTGGCATTGGTTATACATACGATCAAGCTAACGATGTTTTTTATGCTCCACAACCTTATCCAAGCTGGAAATTAAATCAATCTGCATGGATATGGGAAGCTCCAACACCAATGCCTACAGATGGCAAAAAATATAATTGGGAAGAATCTTCTAAATCTTGGGTTGAATTTGTTTAAGGAATAACAATGTCGCAACTAATATTTTTAGCTCCTTCAGGCGGCACAGTTACTCTTACTAATGCTGATACAGCAAGCACTATTAATTTAACTGTTCCAGCTACTAATGGAACTTTGTTAATACAAGATACTTCTAATAACTTAACTGTTAGTAATTTAACTGTTACTGGTACTGCAACTTTTAGCGGAACTGGCCAGTTATATCTTCCTAAAGGCAATACAAGCCAAAGAACTGCAAGTCCTGTAACTGGTGTTTTTAGATTTAATACTGATGGTGGTGGTTTTTATGAAGGTTACCAAGCTGGTGCTTGGGTAAAATTTAATACAACATCGCAAGCATCTTATACAATTACTTACCTTGTAGTTGCTGGAGGCGGTGGTGGAGGCTTTTCTGATGGAGGCGGTGGCGGTGCAGGAGGATTAATAACTTCTACATTAACTGCACTTCCAGCTACTGTTTATACAATCGTTATTGGTGCTGGCGGTTCTGCTTCTACAAATTCTTCTTCTGTTGCTGGAAATGGTAATGATTCTTCAATTACTGGTTATGTAACTGCTACTGGTGGTGGCGGTGGTGGATCAAGGTTTGGTGCTGTAAGTGGTTCATCAGGAGGCTCAGGCGGTGGTGGTTCACAAGCTGGCGGTGGTGGAACAGGAACAAGCGGTCAAGGAAACAATGGCGGTTCTGGTGCGGCTATTGGAGGCGGTTTTGGTGGCGGTGGAGGTGGTGGTGCTGGTGCGGCAGGAATTGGTAATGGCACAACTCCAAACGGAGGTGTAGGCGTTCAATCGTTTATTACTGGTACGGCAATCTTTTATTCAGGCGGTGGAGGTGGTGGTACTGAAAGCGTTGCGGCTGGTTCAGGAGGATCAGGCGGTGGCGGTAATGGATCAAGCACCACATCAGGAGCTAACGGATCGGCTAATTTAGGCGGCGGTGCTGGCGGCGGTGCTTTTAATAGCGGTGGATTTGCTGGTGGAACTGGCGGTTCAGGAGTAGTTATTCTTTCTGTGCCTACTGCAAGTTATTCAGGAACAACTACTGGAAGCCCAACTGTAACTACTAGCGGTTCAAACACCATTATGCAATTTAATAGTTCAGGAAGTTATACAGCATGATTTTTACTTGGAAAGCTTTGGACATTATTGAGCAAGATAATGTTATTACCCAAGTAAAGTATGGCGTTAAAGCTACTGATGGTGAAAATTCAGTAGAAACTGAAGGTTATTGGACTTTTAAAGATAAAACGCATTTTTTGCAAAAAGAAACAACTGAAAAAGATGTTATTGCTTGGATAAAAAACGAATCAATAATTGATGAAAAGTGCATTATTGAGGATAATTTAGAAAAGCAATTATTGGCAAAAGAGCCTGTTTCACTTAAAAAGCCTTGGGTTCTTCCTACTTTTACTGTAAAAATTTAACGGAATATTATGACTCAGCCAATCGACATTATTAGCAGAGCATTAAAGGACATTGGTGCATTAGAAGCTGGCGAAACTCCAACTCCTGAAGCGGCTCAAGATGCTTTAGAAATGCTGAATGATCTTATTGACCAATGGTCAAATGAGAACATGATGGTCTACAATGTGACCGAAATTGTGTTTCCTGTAATTCCAGGGCAGATTCAGTACACCATTGGCCCTGATCCTAGCACAGCAAATTACATCGGTGCGGCTTGCACAGGCACAATTTCAGGCAAGGTTTTGACTGTTACTGGCGTTACAAGCGGAGCAATAGCCCAAGGGCAAACCCTTAGTGGTATTGGCGTTATTGGCGTAAATACCAAAATTGTTGAGTTTTTAACTGGCGGCGGCGGCAATATTAACGAAGCTGGAACTTACAGACTTAATAACGATGCTACTACGCCTCCAGCCTCATTTACAGGCTCTATTTCAGGAACTACATTAACTGTTACAGCGGTATCTGCTGGTTATATTGGTGCTGGTGCAACCATTACTGGCACAGGAATACCTTCAAATACAACTATAGCAAGCGTTATAAGCGCATCAGGCGGTGTTGGTACATACACTATCAGTACCAGTTTAAGTCTTGGTAGCAGGGCTATGGTGGCTTCTGTAACACCTATTCCTATTACCCTTTACTATCAAAAGCCATTAGGTATTGATAGTGCTTTTGTGCGGATTAACACTACCAGCAATGGACAGCCTATTTATGGCGGTGGTTTAGATTACCAAGTCAGCATTTTGGCTTTGGATAACTACAATCAGATTGGTTTAAAGACTTTAAATGGCCCTTGGCCCAAAGCCCTCTACTACAATCCAAACGCAGAATCAGGCAATTTATCTGTATGGCCTAATCCTTCCCAGGGCGAAATGCACATATTTGCCCAAACGCTGTTTAGCACTTATGACAATTTATATGAAAATTTAGTCTTTCCACAGGGTTATTCTATGGCTTTGCGGTGGTGCTTGGCTGAACGGCTAATGCCTATGTACGGCAAAGTTTCCACAGTCCAAATAGGCATGATTAATGCGTATGCGGCTCAAGCAAAGGCTACTTTGAAGCGTACAAATATGAAACCAGTTACTGTTGCTAGTTTCCCTGATGCAATGCTTTCAGGCAAAGCTAAAGATGCTGGCTGGATTCTTAGCGGTGGGTTTACTGGATAATGGCAGACTTTGGATTTGTAGGAGCTTCCTACACAGCCCCATCTATTTATCAGAATGACCAAGAATGTATTAATTGGCGGCCTGAAGTAGATCCTACAAAAGCCCAAGGTGAAAGAGGCGTTACTGCCCTTTATCCTACGCCTGGACTTAAATACATAACCAATTTACAGCCAAATAGACCAGTTAGAGGTCTAAGAACTATATCGTCAGGCGGCTCACAGCTTATAGCCGTATGCGGTGAATATGTTTATGCCGTTGCTTTTAATGGCGTTTCACAGATTATTGGACAACTTTTAACTACTACTGGCCCTATTAGCATTACCGATAATGGCATTTATGTTTATATTGTAGATGGGGCTAATCGCTATTCTTGGCTTATTGATACGCCTGATACAGCTACATTTACAGGAAGTATTAGCGGTACAAGTCTAAATATCAGCAATTTGGTAAGCGGTCAAATATCGGCTGGATCACAAATATTTGGTCTTGGCGTATTAGATGGAACTGTTATTCTTTCAGGCTCAGGGTTTAGCTGGACAATTAATCGTTCACAAAATGTTGCATCGCAAACAATGTACGCTGATCCTGCATATGCCATATTTACAGGCGCAATAGCAACTGCTGGCTCAGTTGTAACGCTAACAGTTTCTGCTATAGCTAGTGGCAATCTGCAAGTTGGAACTACAATTATTGGTGTTGGAGTGCCAGTAAATACCATTATTACTGCTTTAGGAACTGGAACTGGCGGTGTAGGCACTTATATTCTTAGCGGTGGATCGCTTACAGTTAGCTCTACAACAATGGCGGCGCAACAATTTAGCACTTTGCCGACTACTGATGGTGCTTTTGAAGGTGGAGTTGTTGTTGATGTAAACGATAACTACTTTATCTATAACAGGCCAAACAGCCAACAATTTGCCGTAACAGACATTCTTAGTCCTATTACTCAGCCATTAAGCTTTGGTAGTAAATTTACTTCTCCTGATAACTTGGTGTCTTTGGTTGCCAGTAATGGACAACTATATTTGTTGGGCGAAAAATCATCTGAAGTATGGCAAGACCAAGGCACTTTCCCATTAGCCTACCAGCGTATTCCTGGAAGTGCTACGCAACAAGGCATTATTGCCCCATTTTCTGTAGCTAGATGCGGAAATGCTTTTGCTTATGTGTCACAAAACATTCGTGGACAAAACCAAATTGTTTACATGAATGGCTACACGCCACAGCGTATTTCTACCCATGCTGTAGAAAATACCCTTTTAGATCAATACACTAAAGATGCTATTGCCTACACTTACCAGCTTGAAGGCCATGAAGTCTATGTTGTGAACTTTCCAACTATTGACATTACTTGGGCTTATGACTTCACCACTAGCCTATGGCATAAGTGGCTTTGGGTAGATTCAAACAATGTTTACCATCGCCATCGTAGTAATTGTGCGGCAGTTTTCCAAGATATTGTGGTGGTTGGTGACTGGCAAAATGGCAATTTATACCAATTAGATCAATCGGAATATACCGATAATGGTGACGAAATCCGCAGATTGCGTAGAGCCCCTCACTTAGTGGCAGACTTGCAAAGGCAATATTTTGACGAATTGCAGATTCAGTTTCAGCCTGGCGTTGGAACTGGCGGCTTTTCAAGAGATAGAAATACCTATTTAGGCGATCCTTACACCATTCCATTGAACGATCCATTGATTATTGATGTTCAAGAAATAGCTGTTTTAGGCAATGCTAATCAAATTAATCCTAATGACACATTGCACAATCCAAAAGCCATGCTCCGCTGGTCTAATGATGGCGGCTCTACATGGTCAAAAGAATACTGGCAGGATATTGGTCAGCAAGGCAAATACAAGCACAGGGCCATGTGGCGTAGGCTTGGAATGGCTAGAGATAGAGTATTTGAAGTAGTGGTTACAGACCCTGTAAAGGCGGTTATTATTTCTGCTAACCTTAAAGGCAGTCAAGGAGATAACTAATGGCTACTAACCAAATATTTGCAGGAAATACTGCCAATCCTTTGCCGCAGACCGACTTTTTAGAGCAACAGCCTATTAATAGACCGACTAGAGCCTGGATTCAGTTTTTTCTTAATATGATGAATAACACTTCTTCGCCTACTGCTACGACTGGTTCGGCTACTTTGCCAGCCAATCCAGTAGGTTTTATGAATGTGACTATTGATGGTAAACCCTATAAAGTGCCTTATTACAATCCATGATTACTTATAAAGTTGATGACTGGATGGAAAATTTGCCTAAATTTAAGGCAATTATTGAGCATCATTATCAAGAAGTAGAAACAATTAAAGATTTTGGTCTAGATATTGATTACGATACTTACGAAACTCTTTATGACAATAAAAAGCTGGTATTTATATCGGCAAAAGATGGTGATGAATTAGTTGGATATATTGTATTTTTTGTAATGCCGCATATTCATTACAAGAACTGTTTAACGGCGCATGAGGATTTGTATTTTCTCCAGCCTGAATACAGAAAAGGTTTTAATGGCATCAGAATGTTTAGGTTTGCACAAGAATATTTAAAAGGTATTGGAGTAGATTTAATCATATATGCCACTAAATTTGGCTACGATAATTCTAGTCTTTTTAAGTATTTAGGCTGTAAGCCATTGGATAAAGTATTTACTAAATTGTTGCAACAGCCGATAATTAGGCATTAGGAGAGATAAATGGGCGCAATATCATCGGTCATTGGAAATGTAGCCAATATAGTTGGCCTAAACCAAGCTAATAGACAGCAACAGCAAGGCTTTGCTAATGCCAATGGAATTATTAACCAAAATTATGGTCAAGCTAGAGAAGCTATTGATACTGGCTACAACAATGCTCAGACCAATTTTAATAACCAATATACTGGTGCTGGACAAGCATTAAGAGCCGCTTATCCTATTGCTACTGGAACTTTGCAATCTTATGGCAATTTAGCAAACACTTCAAATACTGCTTTAAGTGATTTAATTAGTAGCGGTTACGGAACAAGGCAATTTACTAATGCTGATTTAAATGCAAATTTAGCACCTAATTACGCATTTCAATTAGACCAGGGCCAACGAAATGCGGCGGCTTTAGCCAATACTGCTGGCGGTCAATTAAGCGGAAATGCCTTACAAGGACTAAATACCTTCACGCAAAACTTTGCTGGTAATGCTTACCAAAAAGCGTTTGAAAACTTTAATCAACAAAGAAATAACATATTTAGTAACATTACTGGCGTATCGCAAATGGCGGCGGCCCCAACTACTGCTTTATCTAATTTACAAAGCGGTTATGGATCTTCACAAGCTAATTTATTGGCAAGTCAAGGTCAAGGATTGGCTAATATGAATGTTGGTCAAGGTCAAAGTATTGCTGGCTTATATACTGGACAAGGTAATTTGTTGGCTGGTAATGCTATTAATGCTGGACAAAGGGCGGCTGAAAATACAGTAGCGCAATACAATCAAGGTGGCAGGGCGGCTGGTTCTATTGCAGACTATATTAGATTAGGATAAAAAAAATGGCCTTTGAATTTTCACCTAGCACTAGCGTATCGGCACAATCATTAAATACGCCACAAGGCGGTCAATTAGGCGGTCAAAGTGGCAATCTTTTGTCTACTTTGAGCAATTTAACGACTATTGAAACACAGCAACAAGCTTTAGATAAAGCAAGAGCTACTTTTGAAGCTGATGTTGCTAGAGCTAGAGCCGAATCTAAAACAGCCGAAATAGGTACTGAAAGGGCTGGTGTTCAGTTAGGTGGAGAGCGATTAGCGTTTCAGCGTAAGCAATTAGAATCTGCCGCACAGCAACAACAAAAATTATTTCAAAAGCCTGATTTAAATGCTGATGACATTATTCAAGCAACAGTACAACACGCTAAAGACTTTAATTTAAGCCCTGAAGCTGTTAAACAAGCATTACAAGGATTGCCTGAAAAGGGAACTACAAAAGATTATCAAGCTTATTTGGCTAGTAATTTGGCTTCCACATTGTCTGCACAGTCCCAAATGGATAAGCTGTATCCAGCATCTACTTTAACCAATGTAGGCGGTGCTATTGTTCCTACGGCAACAGGAAATCAAATAGTTACAGGTGTTGCGCCTGGCGCACAAACTGGTCAAGCAATACCCACAACCATTTCACCACAAGTATTTGCAAATCCAATTACAGGACAGCCACAAATTATTGGTGCTGGCAGACCAGCAGGAAACCAGCCACAAATGGGTGGGCAAAATGCTGTGCCATTAAATACTATGGGTACATCAGGCGTAAATGTTCAGCCACAAGTTCAGCCACAAATAAATGCTCCACAAAGAACTGGAAATGCACCAGCTTCAGATCAATTAACACAAGGCGCAAACGAATCTCCTGCTAACTTTAATGCCAGGGTTGCACAAACGCAAAATGCAGTAATTAAGGCCCAAGACCAATTTAATAACATTAATAGTGAATTTGGTCATATTCCAACTGTAAAAACAATCAATACCAATATTCTTAATTTGCTTAAAGATCCAAAAGTAAATACTGGATCTGTTCAAAGCTTTATTGCTGGAAAAATTAGGCAAGAAAACTTGAGCGCACAAGAACAAGAATTGGCTAAATATTTGGCTCAAAGGGTTCAAAATTTAACACCTAAATCTGATGCGGATGCTGATGCAAAGCGTAAAGCGTATGGTTCTTTAGAGCTTAAAAAAGAAGCATTAATAGATTTAATTCGCCAGGACAATGCTTGGGTAACAACTCAGGAATTGCAAGCCAAAGGCGTATTAAATAATGGCGGTGATCCTGCAAATCCTAGTTT